GCCGCCTCTTTTGTAATAACCGAACCATTCCTGTTTTTCCCTAATGCTAAAACATAGACCTTACACAATGTAAATTGCTCATTAATTGGTTTGATTGGCTTAATCTTGGCGGCAAATTCAACGCTAACATTCTTAACATCCATAAGCGCCTCCAAATCTCAAGACATCGTCTTCGAAAAAGTCGCTGAGTGTAAAATTTTCATTAATAAGTTTGAATAACTCGTCTGTCATTACAAAAAGATATATCTCTTGATTTTTGTTGATTTTTTCGGGTAAATATGAAAAACCGCGCTCTGCTAAAGCGAGTGCGGTTTCTTTATTAAGTGTTTTTATGAATTTTTTCATCTTATCACCCCTTAGACCCGATTTTCATTCTGGTCTGTTTCTTTTGTATTCTCTCCAGTTTCCTGTAAGTCCTCATCTTTTTTTGGTGGACGACCAGACTTATCAGAACCCGAATTATATGAACTCTTAAGGGGAGTTAACTTCTTGTCTAACTCTAAAACTTGATTTTCTATGATATTAATTCCTTCAAAATCAGCCTGAGGAATATCAAGGGCAGCCATATAATATAGTTTCCCAATTCCTAATGTGGCGCCCTCTTTATATCTAGCCACATACTCATCAATATTAAATATGGTTGTGGGAAGAATTTTAATATTGAATATGATTTTCCCGCCCACCTCAAGCTCTAAATAAGCGTTAATAGCTCTCTCTATCTGTGCAACTATGTCACTCACAAAAGCTTCGTCAGATTTGATTGCGAGCTTCATTGTGCCAGCAGTTTCACTCACGGTACCATGTAATAGGGGAGATGTTCCGGCAGACGCCCAAAAATTACTAGTAGTTCTTGCTACATCATCTATGTCTGCGGTTGTATTTTTATAAAAATCCACCGCTTCCATTTTAAATGGGCTTGCGCCCAACCCGATTTCTTCCGGAAGCTGATTTGCTAAATGTTGATAATACTTTACAAACAAATCAAAGTCCATCGCGGGGCTACCATCTTCTTTTATGGGTGCTGTAGCAAAAATCATCTTGATATTCCTTTGGTTGGCCGATACATCGTGCCTATCTTCTGCGTCAGAAATTTTATATAACCCTGGCAATATGGCGGCAAAAGGGGGAATCGAATATTCAATAGTGCTTAAATCAAATTTTATACATACAGAAATATCCTCGGGAACATCCTGCCATTTTTGGCCTTCTTTCTCGTATGCGCTATACATTCTTTCAAATTGTGGAGGGTAAAATTCTAATTGATCTTTTGGGATTTTGGACATGTCCACCTTAAATAACGGAACACCCTCCTGTATGTAAGCAATTCTACATATATCTGGGTTTAATCTTTGGATATAACATCCACCCTTCCCCAAATGGCGCACACCAAAATATATCCCATCCCTAAGAACCGTTGTAGCTATTATCGACCCTACTTGTGGGATTGACATTGCCTTTAATATTTCTGCAACCTTGTAATATTGCTTCTTAACATTGTCTATTTTCACCGTCGGATCGTATACCTTGGGATAAATAACATATTGCCATAGCGGTAATTTCGCATAATATGCAATCAGTCGCTGATAATGCATTGATGAGAGATAAAAGTATATTGATGCATTTCTTAAATTCTTTTCATTATTGGCTGGGTTTTGAAGCCACCGTAATATTTGTTCTCTGTTATATTTCTGATATGTCTGAGCGTTAGTTGTGGTTTTACTTGGATTAAAAACGATAAGTCGAGTAAAAGCCTTAGCAAATTCAGACTGATTATTTTTGAGGGCATATAACTCGGCTATTTGATCAAGACGTTCCACTATTTCATCTAACCTCTTATTATTTGCGTTTTCAGCCAAGATCTCACCCCCTTTTTGATTTAATCATCGGCGGTTTAAATTGAATATTAAATATTCCGCCATCGTAATTTCTTGAATTTTTTTGTTGCATTTGTCTCTCTATTTCCCTTGCCACGTAAATGTTGTACGAAATACTGGAATATCTGTCTTTTCTTGCGCCGGGTTTCTCTTTTACCTTGACAGTGCCCTTAGTCGTTTCGCACTCAAGATTAATCAACTCGTCTATTAATAGCCTTGTATTTAAATAAGGTAACTGTAAATTCATCCGCTCTTGTAGTGTTAAAGATTCCCAAGCTTTATTACCTAATAATTCTCTCATTAAATCTTCTGCGTCAATCTCAGAACAAAGCAACTTGATCCTGCCTTGTCTAAACTCATCCCTTAAAATCATCGCACAGTCAGAATTAAGTTTATCGGAACCGTTTATAACCCAAATAACTTTAGGTGCACCCTTAACCAAACAACGTTTTGCCCACTCCTCATCGTTGTAGCACGATAGAGCGCCATATATTGTACCCGTACTCTGGTCATATATATCGCCCATAATTAAATCAGTAACACCAACGCCAAGACCTTTGACGTCTATAACTAAATAATCACAATCGTAGTCGTCAAAAAGCCTTCTAATATTAAGGGCTTGCGCATCTGTACGTAAGCCCTCATTGTTTTCCAAATATACGATATTTTTTATATATTTCCCGTTACCTAACGGCAACATTTGGTTTATCACTATTGATGTTGCGTCGTTTTTGCTCTTACGAGAACTTATAAGCGCAATATCTGCTGATAATATCCGAACTTCGCCCTGTCTCTTTTCGGGGATGAATAGCCTTTTATCGGCAACCCTATAATTGTAAGATCTTGGATAAAACGGGTATTTTATCTTCCTATTCTTGTCCAGATCATCAAAAGAATATAGACCGCCACTGCCAAGTCCATAAAAAAGACCTTCCATCTCGATTCTAAATGTTACTTCGTTGAAACCCGCCTCGTTCATGTCTTCTTGTAATCTTTCATAATCGAGAAGACCTTCCATATAAGGAACGTGGTAGGGGATAGTACAACAAAAATGGCCACCATCAACCCCATTTTTAAGCATATTAATCACAAACGATTCAACCAATTCATACGACCAATGCCCCTTGTACCATGCGCTGGATGCGTATAACATTTTAGTTCTTTCTTTCGGAAGATTTTTATATTCGGGCTTGCTTAAATAGCCTGGCATTCTAGGAACCGCAAGGAACTTTTTAAGAATGGTCTCAATGATATCTCTATCTACTAATCTAAATTCGTCAATAATTAGAACGTGCGCCCTTTGTCCACGGCCACTTTCACCAGCGGTAACAACCGCTGTATAGGAGCCATTCCTCCATTTAATAAATGCTTCAGAAGGACTAACTTTGTCTTGAAGTATCTCGTTCTTAATAAATTCGGGCACATCACCGCCATTCATAATCTTTAGTATTTGTTTAATAACTTCAGTAGCTTGCGATCTTGTCCTTGAAGCTATCTGTATAATTGCACCAGGATAAAGAATTGAATAGGTAATACAAAAAAGCGCTAATATGAATGTTTTGCCCGCACCGCGTGCCGCTAGATATATAGCGTTTGGGAAGCGAAACATCATACATAAAATAATCTCTTGAAACCTTTTGAGTATAATACCCAGGAACTCCCTAACGAAGCGATGAGGATTTGCTCGGAAAAAGCTTGCCCAAGCATCAACACCTTCCATTAATTTGTCAAGCTTTTCTTGTTTAAGCTCTTGTTCGGTTTTTTTATTCTGTATTGTTGCCAAGATTATCATCCCCCTCATTTCTTCTCTTGGCAAGCCTGTCTAATAACGAAGCTTCTGTTTCACCAAAGAGGTCGTCTTGTTGTGGTGGTGCTATTGAGTATTTGGCTACCTCTTCCTGATATTTATTTTCATTCGGGTTTTGGATATCCACCAATTCACACAATCTACCAAAAAACCATGTGTCTATATAGTCATGTATTCCATCCACATCCTTCCATTGTTCTTGTGGCTCGCTTACTGGACGCTCATTTTCAAGTTTTTTAATAAGCGTTCCAAATGTATCTTGCCCGCTTGCCAAATTAGCGCTATCTTGTCTTGGTGTGATATTTAAATCAGTCAACAAGCTCTGTAATATTTTTGTAGTTTTTTCTATTTCTTTGGGGTCTCTCTTTCTATGAGCTTCTTCATCAGCTAATTGCGCCAAGCAAATCTTTTTAAACATAAGCTCCTGCGCCTTTGTTTCGCATGTATATCGGGTTGTCCAGTCGTTGTATTGTTCCTGTAAATATCTATAGTCATCGGCCGTTAGGCCGCTGCCAAAGAACTTAATAGTTTCTGGCGAAATGTCGGAAAGGTCATCTTGAGGATCTAAACTCTCTCCGATTACCTCATCATTTTCTATCTTCGGTCTATCAAATCTCTCTTTTATCGTATCAAGATAGGTTTTGCCCCTATGTTTGCTGTACTGCGCCATATTAAGGCGAGACGGATAAACGCTTATTCGAGTGTTTGGTGCTACTATATCTTTTGTCGAAGCCACAACTTCTTCATTGAAATATAAATCAAATATTCCACAAATATAATCTATGGTCTTCTCTGCATCACCATTAAACTCTCCCAAAACCCTGTTATATAAATTATCTGTGCATGAACGGCATATTGTCACATAACCGTTATTGCCAGCAAATAGGGGAGACCCCGACATTAAAAAATTGCCCTTTTGAGTTTTGTATTTTACTCCGCAACAAGTGCATTTGTATATATCTGTGCCCCGCTTTGGCGAGACACTGCCTGTTTTGCTCGCCATAGCGCCTCCCTTAATTATTTTTGAAAATGGTGAACTACCAAGCGTCTAAAACCACTTGGCTTCCTGCTCAATAACCCTAATGGGCTAAGTATCAACAGGCTATCCCCGCAGTTCCTGCGGTTCTATCAGCTTGCTATGCTATATTTAGCAAGCCTACATTTCTAATATTTATTGCTGCATTTTGGTCTCTATCACAAATAAATCCGCAAACACATTTATACACCCTTTCAGACAAAGGCAACTCGTCTTTTACGCATCCACACTCTGAACACATTTTGCTTGACGGAAACCACTTGTCTATCTGAATTAGCTGTTTCCCTCGGTCAAACATCTTGTATTTTAGAAAATCTTTGAACATTCCAAAGCCATTATCGTTTGTCGCTTTTCCTAAATGTAAGCCCTGTGAAATATTACGCAGATTTATATCCTCAATACAAACATAATCATATTCGTCAGCAAGTGTTTTACTAAGCTTATGTATCCAGTCTTTCCGCTGATTAGTAATATGTTCGTGCAACACAGCAACCTTAATCTTTTGTTTTTCATAATTCTTGCTATGTAATTTCATTAAGCTTAACTTGCGTTGTTCTTTTGCCAATTTAGATTGTGCCTTTCGGTAGAATTTCGG